GTCGGTCTGTCGGGTCGGCGCGGATGGCGCGCGCGAGGAAGCGACCGACCATCCGGTGCATGCGCTGCTTTCGGGGCAGTGGAACGATTGGACCGGGGGCTATGACGGCTTCTATGCCGGCACAGTCGACGCGCTGTGCAACGACAAGGGTGCGCTGATCTGGGCGAACCGGATCGAGGGCAGGCCGCGCGAGCTCATTCGCTACAAGCCCGGCGCATGGTCGGTCGACCGCGACCTCGCCACGGACGAGCCGACCTTCCGGAGCGCCGATCGGATTCTGCCACTCGCCGACTGCATCAATGTCCGGGCCTTCGGCTCAACCGATCGTGCGCCGCTCACGCTTGCGCGCGAAGCGATCGCCGTTGCGCTGCTCATGGAGCAGCACGCGGCGAAGCTGTTCGCGCGGGGCGCGCGCCCGAGCGGCGTGCTCAAGCTTGCCGGCAAGATTGGCGAGGCTGCGCTTGCGCGTATCCGCAAATCCTGGACCGATGCGCATGGCGGGTCGGAGAACAGCGGGCGCACCGCGATCCTTGAGGAAGGCGCCGAGTGGCAGGCGCTATCGTTCAACAGCGTCGACGCGCAATTCCTTGAGCTCCGGCAGTTCCAGATCATTGAAATCGCCCGCGCGTTCCGCGTGCCGCCGCACATGCTGTTTGACCTCGGGCGCGCCACCTGGTCCAACGTCGAATCGCTCGGGCGCGAGTTCCTGGTCTTCTGTCTGCAGCCGATGTTGCGCGCGTGGGAAAGCGCGCTGCGCCGGGCGCTGCTCACGCCGGATGAGCGCGCGGCCGGCTTCACGATCGAGTTCGAAGAGGACGATCTTACGCAGGCGAGCATTGCCGATCGCGCGGTCGCCTATTCGTCGCTGATCAGTTCGCGGGTCATCAACCCGAACACCGCGCGGAAATGGGAGCGGCTGCCGCCGTACCCGGCCGGCGAGGACTACGCCAATCCGAACATCACCGCGGGCTCGCCTGAGCCGCCGGCGAAACTGAGGCCGGTGGCATGAGCGTGCTCGACCGTATCGAGGTGAAGGCGCAGTTCATCGCTGACGATGCAGGCGCGATCGCCGGCATTGCATGGCCGTTCGGCACAGCCGATCGCATGGGCGACATGATCGAGCCGGCCACGTTCGCGAGCGTCAAGCCGCCGGTGCCGATGCTCGCCTATCACCATCCTGACAAGCCTGTCGGCGCATGGGATGTGCTCGCGGTCAAGGCCAACGGGCTGCACGTCTCCGGCAAGCTTCTGGTCGAGGAAGTTGCTCTTGCCCGCGAGCTGCGCGCTCTTGTGCGCGCCGGCGCGGTGAAAGGCCTTTCGATCGGCTTCTCGACGAAGAAATCCATCATTCGCAAAGACGGCGGGCGGACCATCACTGCGCTCGACCTCGCCGAGGTTTCTTTGGTGACCGTGCCGGTTCACCCCGGCGCCCGCGTGACCAGCGCAAAGAGTTCCGCGGCGGCGGCGATTGCTCTTGCCGACGCGATCAACCGCGCCGCTGCGGCGCTCAGAATGAGGTAGGGCCATGCGACATGAACGGCTGCCCTTCACGGGCATCGAGCTCAAGGGCGAGAGCGACCCGCCCGAGGATGATGCGAGCGCCATCGTCACCAAGGCGCTCGGCGAGCTCACGACCACCGTCGAGGAACGCTTCAAGGCGATCGAGACGAAGCAGGGCGAGCTCGCCAAGCTCGGCGAACGCCTCGACAAGATCGAGGTAAAGGTCAACCGGCCGGGCGGCGGCGGCAAGAAGTCCGACGACGAAGCAGTCGCCCTCGAAAAAAAGGCCTTCACGACCTTCCTGCGCAAGGGCCGCGAAGCGCTCGGCGCGGACGAAATCAAATCGCTGCGGGTCAGCGACGACAGCCAGGGCGGCTATCTCGCGCCCGCCGAGTTCTCGCGCGAGGTCGACAAGAACATCGTCCAGTTCTCGCCCGTGCGGCAGGCGGCGCGCGTCGGCGCGACGGCAAGCGGCTCGGTGATTGTTCCGCGCCGGACCGGCCGCCCGACGGCCTCATGGGTTGGCGAGACCGAAACACGATCGGCAACCGAGGCCGCTTACGGCCAGGTCGAGATCCCGATCGACGAAATCGCCTGCTACGTCGACGTGTCGAACAAGCTGATCGAGGACGCCGCGGTCGACGTGGCGGCGGAAGTCGCGTTCGACCTCGCCGAAGAGTTCGGCCGCGCCGAAGGCGAAGCGTTCATCGCCGGCAATGGCGTGAAAAAGCCGCTCGGGCTATTGAGCGACGCGGGGCTGGTCTACACGCCCTCGGGCACGGCCGGCGCGATCGCCGACGCGGACGGCGGCGCGAACGGCATGATCGATCTGTTCTATGCGCTCGCCCCGTTCTATCGCCAGCGCGGCGTGTGGATGGCGAACGGCAAGACGATCGCCGCGCTGCGCAAGCTCAAGGACAGCCAGAAGCAATATCTCTGGCAGCCGGCGATCGCGGCCGGGCAGCCCGAGACGTTCCTTGGCCGTCCGATCGTCGAGGCAGTCGACCTGCCGGACATCAGCGCCGGGACCTTCCCCGTGCTGTTCGGCGACTTCGCCAGCGCGTTCCGCATCTATGACCGGATCGCGCTCTCGCTGCTTCGCGATCCGTATTCGCAGGCGACCTTGGGGCTCACCCGGTTCCATGCGCGCCGGCGCGTCGGCGCGCGCGTCGTGCGGCCCGAGGCCGTGCGCAAGCTCAAGATCGGCACGTCCTGACAGGAGACATGACCATGCGCGATCAGGCGCACGACCTTCAGATCAAGCGAGTGCTCTCGCCCGCGAGCGTCGCGGACGACACGGCGCAGGTCGGGCAGATCATCGATCGGCTCGGCTACGACGCACTGACCTATGTCATCGCCATCGGCAGCGTCGCCGATGTCGATGCGACGTTTACGGCGCTGTTGGAAGAGAGCGACGCGGCGAACATGGCGGGTGCGAACGCCGTCGCCGACGCCGACATGATCAGCCAAGCCGCGGGCGCTGCGCCCGAGGCCGCGGCTTCGTTCCAGTTCGACAGCGACGATCAGGTGCGCAAGCTCGGCTACATCGGCAACAAGCGTTACACGCGCTTGACGATCACGCCCGCGAACAACGCCAGCGCCGCGCTGCTTTCGGCGATTGCCGTGCTCGGCCATCCGCACAGCGCGCCCGTCGCTCAGGCCGCCGCGTAGGAGCGGCGCACATGCTGACTGTCGTCACGCCGGCCGAGACCTGCGACCTCGTGCGCTTCAACGAGGCGCGCGAGGCCCTTGGCCTGGCCGGCGGCGGCAGCGACGTCGAGCTCAAGCGATGGATCGGTGAAGCGAGTGCGGCGATCGTGAAGTTCTGCAATCGGACCTTCGCGCAGGAAACGGTTGCGGAGACATTCCGCCTCGAAAGCTGCAAACCCGCTCTGTTGCTTTCCCGCTTTCCCGTCGTCTCCATTGCGTCCGTTGTCGAGAACGGCGCGGCCTTGTCGGCAACCGATTACGAGCTCGCATCCGACAGCGGTCAGCTTATGCGGCTGAGTGCTGATGCGCCGGCCGTATGGTCGGGCAAGACCATCGTGACCTACGTCGCCGGGCACACGCTCGATGACATGCCGAAAGACATCAAGCGCGCCGCCGTCCTGCTCGTCAACCAGTACCGCTATTCGACGATCCGTGATCCTCAGCTTCGCGGCAACGCCGTCGAGGGCATCGGCTCACGCTCGTTCTTTGACGGCATGGGTGAAACAGGCATGGCGCCCGAAATCGCCGGGTTGCTCGCCGATCATCGCATGCCCGCGGGGTTCTGATCATGGCGACGCGCGCACCGCGCATCTGCTCCTGCGGCCTCAAGGTCGCGCACGGCGCGACCTGCATCTGCCGGAAGCGGCGCAAGGCAGGGGCCGATCGCGCGCGCCCCGGAGCTCGCCAGCGCGGCTATGACTCGCAATGGGAGCGCGAGAGCAAGGCATTCTTGGCACGGCCAGAGAACCGCTATTGCGCCTGCGGCTGTGGTCGCATCGCCGACATGGTCGACCACAAGATCGCGCACAAGGGCGAGATGCGCCTGTTCTGGGATCGCGCCAACTGGCAGCCGATGAACCGGCGCTGCAACAGCCGAAAGGCGGCACGCCAAGAAGGCGGGTTCGGCAACCCTCGCGAAAACGGTTCCTCGCAGGAACCGTTTCGCCGGCACCGGGGGGTGGTCGAGAACTTCGGTCAGGGGACATCGGACCGCGCGGGGTGCCTCGCGCGGGACACATCGAGCTTTTCCCGCCCGGCCGGTGAGGAAATCGGGGAGCTCGGCCGATGAAGCCGCCGAAGCTCAAGGTGGTCGAGACGCCCAAGCCGGGCAGCGTGCCCGCGCCGCCATGGCTGTCCGATTCCGCGCGCGAGGAATGGGAGCGCGTCGCGCCCGTGCTCGCCGGCCGCGGGCGGCTCGCGCCCGAGATGGAAGGCCTCGTTGCGACCTACTGC